ATAAAGGCATTGAGGGAAGAGTAAATGCTGTCCAAACACAAGAAAATAAGGGGGGAGAGCAAATTGCGCCGGCGCAAAAAACAGCAGAAATACTGAGTACAGAACAGGTTGCAGAGGAACAAATTGAGGGGAAGATGAACGTGACAGATTACCCGGAATTAATACCTGAAAATATGGAAATACAACCGGAGAACCAGGTACAGGAAGAGACACTAACAAGAAAAGAATACTTAGATACCTTAACGGAATACGGTGCAGCAGGATATTTGAACAGTAATTTGAATACGGAAATACTGTCGGATGTAGAAAAACTGGAAGCGTGGTTCAAAGCGGAAGTAGATAGGAAGTGGGGAATGGAAGTGGAACAGGCGTGAGTGAGGTAGATTACAACGTATTTGCATTCCCAAAGGAAAGCTGGCGGACATCGAAAAAGCCGAAGGGGCAGCAGTCGGGAAAAAGCCGGAGCAGAAAGCGTAAAAAGCACAGAAAAAGTATCATACATCAAAAAGATAGTGGTTATTGCTATCTATGCGCTACTCTTCGTAACGACTATACATACAAACCAACGCAAGAGCATCACGTGATGTTTGGCTCTGGCCAACGTGAGCTGAGTGAGGAATATGGGCTGACAGTGCAACTGTGCCTGGAACACCATAAAGAGGGACCAGAAGCAGCACACAATAACCAAGCGATACGAGAGTTACTGTGTCGAGATGCACAAGCAGCATTTATGATGGAGTATCCGGAACTGGAATGGATGAAGATATTTAAAAAGAATTATTTGGAGGCACCAACTCTGTAAAGGGTTGATATATATCACAAAATTGTCAATACCTCCTGGCTGAATGGCTGGGAGGGAAAGGAGGTATTATGGCACTATACAGAAAATTTGTCCGAAGAGGAATGATAACAAACAAACTGATCTACAGAGAATATGAGTTTGTAGAGAGATGGAAAAAAGATGTTGTATTGATGTGCGAAGGAGATACAATCTCAAAACAAGTGAATAATACATTTGACAACCTGAGTGTAAAAGAATTGGAGATCATAGAAAACTTAGGTTTTTATACAGACTTTGATTTGGAAGAGAAAATAAGTGAGCTGTCAGATCATGAGGCGTTATATGACACCGAAGGTGGCAGCAGTAAGGAGAAAAGATGAAACCACAACACGCAGCAATAAAAATGGCGTTTATAGAATACATACAAAAACATGGCTATCCACCAACAGTACGCGAGATAGCTAAGATGACAGGATATAAGTCAGTGTCAAGCGTACAAGGACATTTGGTAAAGATGTTCGAGCTTGGTATTTTGGAGACGGACGAAAAACTGGGCGCATCAAGAGCGATAAGGGTTCCGGGATACAAATTCGAAATGAGGTGATAGAGTGATAGCATTAATTCAATTTTTATTATTAATATTTTGGGTATTAGACATAACGAATATGCCATTCATGGAGATGTTTGACACAACATATCCGATGAATGAGGTGTTTTGGCTGTTGATTTGGATTTTCGTATTGGGGTTTGAAGTTAAAACAAAAAAGAATGATGGAGGATTGAGCGTGAGAAGATTAACTATAAGCAAAATAACGGAAGAAACAGGAACATATGAACTTGCACATAATTGTACCTTTATACGAGATGGAGAAACATGGTATAGAGATTTTGACAATGAAATCAGATTAAGAGATATGATGCGAGAAACCATAAAGAACCATTCACAGTACGATGAACAGTACGATGACGACGAGATTCTCGATGAAATTCTCTTCGAAAATCTGATGCATCCGGCAGGGAATGATATTGACGGATTGATAGCTGTGTTCAATATGCTTGCATGGAGTCATTCGGACCTAAGAGAAAGATTAAAAGCGTATGAAGACACCGGATTAACTCCGGAGCAAGTGCAGGAGCTAGCAGAGAGGGATACGGCGAAGAAACCGATTATCATCGGGGTGAATGGAGCAATTGGATGCAGAGTGGGGGAATGTCCAAAATGTGGAGGAATACTTAGAAGTTATATGAGGTTTTGCGACGAGTGCGGACAGAGACTAGATTTCGGAGGTTTAGATGAAATTTGAAAATGCATGTAACTGCATAGTAGATTATTCAATTTTAGAAAAAGCAATAAAAGAAGAATGTAGTAGAAGAAATATCACACCCAAAGACGAATACAAAATTTATCTTTATCGTGGATATGCTGGAATTTCAATAAAGCATGACAAGGTGTCGGTACATAGAATAATTGGGAAATATATTGTTGGATTTAATTTCGATTCAGAAATTCACGTTCACCATATTGATGGAAATAAATTAAATAATAATATTTCTAATCTTCAAGTAATTAAAAATTCGTTACATACAAAAGAACATAATTTAGTTCAATATGTTTCAGAAGAGTATAAAAGAAATTTTGGAAACAGGATGCGACATATTATTTCGAGAAGTGATGTTACAAAAGAAACAGTGATTTCTCTTAGGAACAAAGGGTTAACAATCAACCAAATTGCTGAAAAACTAAATTGTGGATATAACACTGTTTGCAGAAGATTAGGAATGAAAGATTAGATTGGAGTGAACGAAGATGAAAAAATATGACATATTAATTGCAAAACTATATAGCTGCTGTGACAATCAAGAAAGGTTTCCTCACGAAGTATTAACTATAAATACAAATAAAATGAGCGAATTATTGGAAAAAGTGCTTGTAGAAGAGGGACTGTTGGAGGCGGAGTAGATATGCGAGAAATACTTTTTAAAGCAAAGAGGTTGGACAACGGAGAATGGGTGGAAGGTAGTTTGATATCGACAGAAGATAACTCAGGTTTTATTCTTCGAAGCAAAACGAAAGCGTTTATTCCAAAAGGGACTAATACGTTTTGTTCGACAGAGTGTTATGAAATCGACCAAACCACTCTCTGCCAGTACACCGGACTAACCGACAAGAACGGCAAGAAGATTTGGGAGAATGATATTGTAAGAAACGAAGAAGGTGATATAGGTGTAGTACAATGGTTTGAAGAACATGCTGCATTTATGATTTGGAATAAGACTAAAAATTGTGTTTGCTATTTAGCGGAAAATGATTTTTTAAAAATTGAGATTGTCGGAAACGAGTTCGATAATCCGGAGCTGTTGGAAGTGGAAGCACGCTAAGAGCAGCAGAACTTAACAGGAATGCATTTGGATTTGAAATTGACCGAACATTTTATAACAGGGCAAAAGATGAAATGCTTGTATTTGAAAAAGATAATCAGATGAGCATAGAGGACTTTCTGTAAACAGAGGAGAAGCCGGTACAATGACCGGCTAATTATGAAAAAGAAAATCTATATAAAAAACTAAATGTCTTTTGACTATTACTATACACAGGATTTGTGATAATCCTGTGATGAAAAGATAGAAAGAATGTGAACGAAGTTTTAAAGATTTGTGAAAGAGGAGTAGGAGGAGTGAAAAGGTGGACAACCTGGAAAACATTGTAAATAAAATGCAAAGCGACGCAGAAATGAAATACACAAGAACAGTAGAAAAAGAAAGAGCATACTGTGATGGATACAAACAGGGTATTGAAGATTTGTATGCATATATACGACGGAGTAAAGCGTTTAAAGAGGACAGCGGAGCACGGTCTTAAGTGCCGTTGCTCCAAGAAAGTGAGGTGGTAATTTGAAACGCAAACGTACAAGCGATGAGCAGAAAATTGAGCAAAACAGTCATTATGCCGAGATGGAGACGAGTAAGCCTCCCGATGATGCAAGAGCAGCATTTAAACGAGATGTACGCAAGGAATACGGGGTAAAACAATGCTTAACAAAATGGGGAGTTAACTTAAAGGGAGTGATTGCCGATGGACAGAACAATACTAATTGAGTACGCAGATATGAAAGAGGAAATAAAAGACTTACGAAGAAGGATAGAGAAAGATAAAAGAGCGTTGGAAAAACTCAATAAAGAAACTGTAATAGATACAGTATCCCGCGGAAAGAAAGGAAGAAAGTCACTTGGAACGACAAAAGTTGAAGGAAAACCACGGTTGATAATTGAGCTAAAGACGAATGCATACATAAAGAAAATAGATCAATTGGAACGATTAGAAACGGATCTATTAGAGAAACAAACACAAGTAGAAGAATATATACAGCAGATCGAAAAAAGTGAATTAAGGATGATGCTGAGATTTTATTACATAGACGATCTTCCCTGGTATAAAGTAGCCATGCGAATGAATCGAATCTTCCCACAGAGAAAAATAAAGTACACAGAAGACAATTGTAAGCAACGACATAAAAGATATTTTGATAAATTATAAAAATGTCACTCAATGTCACGGGAAAATGTGCTAGTATGGTAAAAACGAAAAGTGTACAAACACGAAAGTGGCAGCAGGCAGCAGTCTGTTGTCATTTTTATTTTGGATATATAACTTGTCTGCTCTGACTAGTCAAGTTATATATCCATTAGTAAGTAGGAGATGATTACGTGGCAAGAAACAGACCGGACAAAGATGGAACGCATAGGGGAGCATTTGAGCGCAATAAAAAGAAAATATATGCAACTCAGACAATATGTGGAATATGTGGGAAGCCGGTAGATTTTAGTTTAAAATATCCGCATCCACTTTCGGCGTGTATTGATCACATCATACCGATTGCAAAAGGTGGACATCCATCAGATATAGATAACCTACAGCTTGCACACTGGACTTGCAACAGACAGAAGAGTGATAAGCTTGTAAGCAAAAAAGAAATAAAAAAGGATGAAACAATAAGCAATCGCATATTGCCACATACATTTGACTGGAAACATTTTAAAGTAAAATAGGGGGCATACCACCCCTTATGCGCGCAGGAGCGGACTTCACACCGTCACTGTGAAAAAAAACACACGCTATAAAAAGGAGCATGAAAATGGCGAAATACAAGGGAATGAAATACTTAAAAAACAGGCTTGCAACCAAAAGGATACGAGTGAAAACTCGTTATAAATACTATGAAATGAAAAACATTATAAGAGATTTTCAAATATCAACGCCACCGGATTTGAGGAGCGTCCAAACAGTTCTTGGGTGGTGCGGAAAAGCAGTAGATAACTTAGCTGACAGGATTGTATTTAGAGAATTTGCGGAAGATAATTTTGACATAGGAGAAATATTTGCTATGAATAATCCTGATACATTTTTTGACAGTGCGGTTCTATCAGCATTAATATCCTCGTGCTGTTTTGTGTATATATCAGAAAACGAAAATGAATTTCCGAGGTTAGAGATTATTGACGGAGGAAATGCGACAGGAATCATTGATGCAGAGACTGGACTGTTGAAAGAAGGGTATGCGGTACTAGAAAGAGATGATTCGGACAATCCGATTACAGAGGCGTATTTCACTGTTGGAAATATAAGGGTTTTTCAAGGAGGAAAATTCAGAGACATTCCAAATAATGCGCCGTATCCATTACTAGTACCGATTATTTTTCGTCCTGATGCGGTAAGGCCATTCGGACACAGCAGGATAAGTAGATCATGCATTGACATTGTGAATAGCGCAATGCGAACGGTTAAGAGGTCAGAAATATCAGCAGAGTTTTATTCGTTCCCTCAGAAATATGTGGTCGGAACAGACGCGGATGCAGACCCAATGGACAAGTGGAGAGCGTCTATGTCTGCGATGATCGAGATTACAAGAGGTGAAGATGGAGACAAACCGACATTCGGGCAATTTCAGCAGCAAAGCATGAGTCCGCACACGGAGCAGTTAAAAATGTTTGCAGGATTGTTCGCAGGAGAAACAGGATTGACACTAGATGATCTTGGATTTGTTACGGAGAATCCATCAAGTGCAGAAGCGATTAAAGCGAGTCATGAAAACTTGAGATTAATTGCAAGAAAAGCACAGAGGACATTCGGAACAGGATTTCTGAACGTGGGATATCTTGCAGCATGTTTAAGAGATGATTTTCCATATGAGAGAAGACAATTCTATTTAACGAAACCAAAATGGGAACCGGTATTCGAGCCAGATGCAGCAGCACTGAGCAATTACGGAGATGGAGCAATTAAAATTAATCAGGCTATCCCGGGATATATCGACGAAAGAAGAATGAGAGATCTAGCCGGATTTTAGGAGGTTCGTTATGGAAGATATAGCACCAAAATTATTAGAAAAAATTCAGAAAGACTTTGAAAGAAGCTACCTAAAAAGCAAAAAGATTGTTAGATTGAAAAATAAACTTGCAAAGAACGTGTCTAACTATAAAGATGGTCACGATTTTGCTATCGAGGTAGGAACATTATTAGCGGATGCGTTTGGAAAGAACTTGTCTTCGGATATCCTGCCGGATGGACGACTTTACTACAATATTGCAGACAGGATTATCCGACCAATGTTGAGAGAAGATTTTGATTTGATTGCGGAACATTCGACAGAGATACAAGAGATTTTGAATAAAAAGGCAAAGATTGGAATCAAAGCAATTAATCCGGAGCTAAATGAAGATAAAGTGCAAGGTATCATCGACATTGTTTCCGGAAAAGAAAATTTCGACGACATAGCATATATGTTAAGCGAACCAATCATAAATTTTTCGCAAGCAATCGTAGATGACACTGTAAAAGCGAATGCGGAATTCCAGTATAGGGCTGGATTATCTCCTAAGATTATCAGGACAAGCTCGGGTAAGTGTTGCGAGTGGTGTGATAAAATTGCCGGAACATACGAATACGAAAATGTAAGAGAATCGAATAACGATGTATTTAAAAGACATAGAGCATGTGTATGTTTGGTAGAATTTGTCACAGACAAAAAACAGTTGCAAAATGTACATACTAAAAAAATAGCTAATAAAAAAGATGTTGATAAAAGAATCAAAAACTCTTTCACGAAGTCACAGCCGGCAACAAAGAAAACAAAAGAGCAGGCTATGGCATTAGAGGAAAAACTTAGAAAAGAAATGAGTGTGAAGTAGCACTCTTTTTGTTTTTGGAAGGCGGTAATCCAGTTATCTCCCTTCGGGCAGTGGGGTGATACTGTCCATGTAAGATACAGCTAAAAAAGACAGGAGGGATGTCATGGCAGAAATAAGACTGGGACGCCAGACACCCACTCAATCCGTTACACTTCCTTATGAAAAAACACTTGGACAAGAAGCGGCGGAATTGTACGCAAAGACTGGAAATGAGTTACTTGAATGGCAGCAGTTGCTACAATGCGACATTATGGCTGTAAATGACGAGGGGCTGTGGGTACATCAAAAATACGGATATTCGATTCCACGAAGAAACGGAAAGTCTGAAAACGTCCTTGCGAGATGCTTGTGGGGATTGAAGAATGGGGAAAGAATTTTGTACACTGCGCACAGAGCAACGACGTCTCACGCGGTATGGGAGAGACTTGATAGAATGTGTGAGAAAGCGGGGATTCATATAGATTCTTCGTTTAAAGCATTTGGAAAAGAGCATTTATACACTGGAGATGGAGGTGTTGTGGAATTCAGAACTAGAACATCTTCGGGAGGACTTGGAGAAGGATATGACGTACTGATCATTGATGAGGCACAGGAATACACAGAAGCGCAGGAAACATCTTTGAAATATGTTGTATCTGACAGTGAAAATCCTCAAACAATTATGTTAGGAACACCCCCCACAGTTGTTTCGGCGGGAACAGTATTTGTGAAATACAGAGAAACGGTATTATCCGGAAGAGGATTTGATTCGGGATGGGCGGAGTGGTCAGTTCCGCATCAAATGCCAGCGGATGACGTGGAATCGTGGTACGAAGCGAACCCGTCACTTGGCACAATTCTTACAGAAAGAAAGATACGTGCAGAGATTACAACAGATGATATTGATTTTAACATACAAAGGCTTGGACTATGGTTACAATACAATCAGAAGTCGGCAATAAGCAAGACGGAATGGGAGTCGCTAAAGGCATCCGTAAAACCGGTATTAAAAGGAAATGCATTTGTTGGAATCAAGTATAGTCACGATGGACAAAATGTGGCTATGGCAGTCGCGGTAAAGACGAGCGAAAACAAAGTATTTGTTGAGGTGTTGGACTGCAGACCAATAAGAGCAGGTAACGCGTGGATTATAGATTATCTTGTTGTGATAAAGCCGGAAATAGTAGTTGTGGACGGAGCAAATGGACAAGCGGTACTCGCGGAAGAAATGAAAGATGTGAGACTGAAAGCTCCGGAGCTTCCGACTGTGAAGCAAGTAATAACCGCGAATACATTGTTTGAGCAGGCGTTATCGGCAGCAAGCATTACACATATGAACCAACCATCTTTGACACAGTCGGTAAGTAACTGTAAAAAAAGAGCAATTGGGACGAATGGAGGATTTGGATACCAATCCATGAAAGAAGAAATTGAGATTGCGCTACTGGACAGTGTTATATTGGCACATTGGAAGTGTGCTATGAGTAAGGAAAAGAAGAAACAAAAAGCAAGGTATTAGAGAAACATCCGAAAGGGTGTTTTTTTAATAGAATTTTACCGATACCACCGGGTTAAGTGGGCAGAAAGGAGCAAAAAATGAGTGAATTTAAAGCAATTGAAACACAGGAAGAATTTGACAAAGCGATTGGAGAACGTTTAAAGAGAGAACAAGAAACTGTAAGAAAAGAATATGAAGGATTCTTATCACCGGAAGATGTACAAAAGAAATATGAAGGTTTTTTATCACCAGAAGATGTACAAGAAAAGTACAAAGGATATTTATCTCCGGAACAGGTAGCGGAAAAAGATGCAACAATCAAAAAATATGAGACGAAGTCGCAAAAAGTGCAGATTGCAATGTCAGAGGGGATTCCTTATGAACTGGCAGGAAGAATTTCGGGAGATACTGAGGAAGATATGCGAAAAGATGCAAAAACTTTGGCGGGATTTCTGAAAAAAGGAAATCCATATCCAGAATATAATCCAGAGCCGGATGGAAATAAGAAAACAAAAGAAGCAGCTATGAAAAAAATGTTAAATAACCTGAAAGGAGAATAACAATATGTCAACAAGCAGAGAAAATTTATTTGATCCAGTATTAGTAAAAGATTTAATGAGTAAAGTGAGAGGAAAATCTTCTCTTGCAAAATTATCAGGACAAACTCCGATACCATTTAATGGTCTTAAGGAGTTTGTTTTTTCGATGGACAATGAAATCGACATTGTAGCGGAAAATGGAAAGAAAACAGAAGGGGGAATGTCTTTTGATCCAGTAAAAATCATTCCTATCAAGTTCGAGTATGGGGCGAGAGTGTCGGACGAATTCCTTTACGCAACAGAGGAAGAACAATTAAATATTTTGACGGCATTCAATGATGGATTTGCGAAAAAAGTGTCAAAAGGATTTGACCTTGCAGCATTTCATGGAATCAATCCGAGAACTGGAGAAGCGTCAAGTGTAGTGGGAGAGAATCACTTTGATGGAAAAGTAACGCAGAAAGTTACTTACACAAAAGGAACGCCGGATGCCAACTTGGATGCGATAATTGCAGCAGTGCAAGGAGCAGATGGAGATGTGACGGGAATGGCGCTGTCTACTACATTTGGAGCTGACATGGCAACGGTGAAAGAGAATGGAGTACGTCAGTATCCAGAATTTCGTTTTGGAGCATCGCCGGAAAGCCTTGGAGGAATGGCTACAGATGTAAATAAAACAGTATACAATGCGACTGTAAAAGATCATGCGATTGTAGGAGACTTCCAAAATGCGTTTAAATGGGGATTTTCGAAAGAAATTCCACTGGAGATCATCAAGTATGGAGATCCGGATAATTCAGGAAAAGACTTAAAAGGATACAATCAAGTATACATCCGTGCGGAGGTATATCTTGGATGGGGAATCTTGGTCCCTGAGTACTTTGGAAGAATTGTGGAGGAATAATGAAATACAAAAATGAAAAAACTGGAGCTGTGATTGAAATTGACAGTGTGTTATCTGGCGGTGATTGGAAGGAAGTAAAAACTCCTTCCAAATCATTAAAGAAAAAGGCTGGTGAAAAAGATGGAACCATTTGCGGAAACGAGTGATCTTATTGAGCTTTGGAGACCTTTTAAATGCGACGAGGAAGAATACAGAGCAGAAAAATTGTTGAAGATTGTATCAGATTGCCTAAGAGAAGAAGCGGACAGAGTTGGAAAGGACCTGGACGAAATCATTTCGAAAAAACCGTTTTTTGAGAGTGTAGTGAAATCCGTAACTGTAGATGTCGTGGCAAGAACATTGATGACATCTACAGATTCAGAGCCGTTGTCACAGGAGTCACAATCCGCATTGGGATACAACTGGTCAGGCACCTATCTTGTACCGGGAGGCGGTATCTTTATAAAAAAATCGGAATTGGCAAGACTGGGACTTAAAAGACAAAGACGTGGGGTGATAGAACTGTATGGCGAGAATAAGCGGAATCACAGTGACACTGATTGAAAGGATTGAATGTGGAAAAGATGCATTTAACCACCCAGTTTACTCGGAAAAACGTATAAAAGTAGAGAATGTTCTTATTGCGCCGGCGCAAACAACGGAAATTGCAGATGCATTGAATTTGACAGGGAAAAAGGCTGTATACAACATTGCGATACCAAAAGGGGATAAACACAATTGGAAAGACAATTGTGTAGAGTTTTTCGGGGAGAAATGGCAGATAATAGGGTTTCCGCAGCGAGGAATCGAAGAAAATATCCCTCTCGACTGGAATCAGAAGTGGATGGTGGCGCGCTATGAGTAAGATGAAGATTGTTTTAAACGGAAACGGTGTAAGAGAGTTGTTAAAATCAAGGGAAATGCAGATGCTTTTAGAGGATTGTGCAAAGAAAATTTCCGGAAACGAAGGAGAGACAGAGGTATATATCGCGAAGACAAGAGCAGTAGCCGAGATAACGGGGGATGACGGAAACAATAGATTGCTGAAGGCGGTGGGAAAATCGTGATAGAAACAATTATACTAAATTATTTGAAACTCAAAATGAACGTGGAAGTGCAAATGGAAGATGAAAAAAAGCATAGAGAGTACATTTTGATTGAAAAAACAGGAGGCGGAGAGGAAAATCACATAAAAAAAGCCATGATTGTGATTCAATCTTTTGCAGATTCTTTGTATCGTGCAGCAGAGATAAATGAAGAAGTAAAAAAAGCAATGAAAGAAATTGTAGAATTAGAAGACATCAGTAAATGCGATCTAAATACAGATTATAACTACACGGATGTAGCTAGAAAAAAATACAGATATCAAGCAGTATTCGATATCACGCATTATTAAGAGAGGAGAAAAACAATGTCAGACGCAAAGAATGTAAGCGCAAGCAAACCGAAGGTAGGAGGGGCGATTTTTAGAGCGCCTCTCGGGACGGAACTTCCGAAAGATACAGAGTCAGAATTAAATGCGGCTTTTAAGGAGTTAGGGTATTGTTCGGACGATGGGGTAACAAATGGGAACACGATGGAATCAGAAAACCAAAAAGCATGGGGTGGTTCTGTAGTATTAAATATGCAAACAAGCAAAGAAGACACATTTAAAATGAAATTGATTGAAGTGCTAAATGTGGAAGTTCTCAAAACGGTGCATGGAGATGAAAATGTAACGGGAACACTTGATACAGGAATTACGGTAAAGGCAAATGACAAAGAGGCAGAACAAAGCGCATGGGTAATCGACATGATCCTGAAAAATGCAGTGAAAAGAATTGTGATTCCGGCGGCAAGCATAACGGAGCTGGGAGAGGTTACATACAAAGACAATGAAGCAACGGGGTACGAGATTACTTTGACGGCGGTACCGGACAAAGATGGACAGACACATTACGAGTACATCAAAGCAGCGTAAGGAGGACACAATGAAAGGAAAGACAACAACGGGATTTGAATTTGAAATCCAAGAAGAAGTATTGAATGATTATGAATTACTTGAAAAAATGGTAAAAGCTGACGACGGAGACACAAGTTTGATGGTAGGAATTATTTCGGACGTACTTGGAGAAGATCAAAAGGAAAGATTGAAAGATCATGTAAGAAATGAAAAAGGAAAAGTACCGATTGAAAGAATGATACAGGAATTTACGGAAATTCTTGAAAATAATCAAGACGGAAAAAACTCCTGATCCTCGCCCACATGATAAGCACGGATGAAGAAGCGTTAATATGTGATCTTGCAGAGACGTATCACATTTATGAGTATAGATCGCTACCTTGCAGAAAGGTGGCGATTTTTTCGTGTGGGTTGAGGAATGATTCAAGGATAAAGATGAAAATAGCACAGGTAAATATAACGCCGGAACAAATGATGTTAGCTGCTATTGCGGATAGCACACGAATGACGGCGTGGCTACACACAAAAGACGCAGAAGAGGGAATAAACAGACCAAAATCACTGCTGGGAGTGTTGATTGGAGAAAAAGAAGAAACGGTAATAGCGTTTGATTCAGGAGAAGAATTCAGGGAAGCGTGGAGAAGAAAGACAAGGAAGGAGGTTGAATAAATGGCTACTGAAGTGGCGAAAGCGTATGTACAAATCGTGCCATCTGCAAGAGGAATAAAGGGACAACTTGAAAAAGAAATGAATCCTGAAGCAGAAACAGCGGGACAGTCTGTAGGAGGAAAACTAGCAGGAGCAATAAAAGGAGTAATTGCGACGGCTGCAATTGGAAAGAGCTTATCGGCAACATTGATGGAAGGGGCTGATCTGCAGCAAAGCATCGGTGGAATTGAAACTCTATTCAAAGATAGTGCGGAAAAAGTAAAACAAAACGCGGCGAATGCATACAGAACCGCAGGAATGAGCGCGAATGAGTATATGGAATTAACGACAAGCTTCTCTGCAAGTTTGCTGAGTAGCCTTGGAAATGATACCTCAAAAGCGGCGGACATTGCGGATATGGCAATGACTGACATGTCAGACAATGCAAATAAGATGGGAACGGACATGGAACGTGTCACAGATGCATATCAGGGGTTTGCGAAGCAAAATTACACCATGCTTGACAACTTAAAACTTGGATACGGCGGGACAAAGACCGAAATGGAAAGACTGCTTGCAGATGCGCAAAAAATCACAGGCGTAAAATACGATATCAATAACTTGTCGGATGTGTATTCGGCAATACATGTGATACAAGGAGAACTTGGTATCACGGGGACTACGGCGAAAGAATCTGCTGAAACTTTTTCGGGATCCCTTGCATCTATGAAAGCAGCATTTAAAAACGTATTGGGAAATCTGAGCCTGGGAGAAGATATCGGAGACGAATTATTTGCGTTGAGTGAGACTGTAAGCACATTTGTAGTAGGAAATTTGATTCCGATGCTTGGAAATGTCTTAAAAGGAGTTCCGCAGCTTTTTGATGGAGTTGTAGGGATGGTTGTTAGGAGTTTTAATATGCTTTCAGATAACGCGCCGGAAATAGTGAGTCAAGGAGCTGGGTTGGTGACATCTTTAGTAACTGGGATTGTAACAAATATTCCGTATTTGATAGAGGGGGCTTGGAATTTAGTCACCTCTTTTGGAGAAGCACTATTGACGGCAGACTGGATGACAATTGGACAAAATCTCATAAACAGCATAAAAAAAGGATTGGACATCGCAGCAGGGGAAATACTCGGAACAGATGGAAACATTGTAGGGTCTGTTATTTCAGCAATCCAGTTGAATTTGCCGAGTGTCCTTGAGAAGGGAATAGAAATTGTAACGAATTTGGCAAATGGGATATTAGAAAATCTTCCGACACTTATTTCTATGGCAGGGAATGCGATTACAAGTTTTATAGGGGGAATTTTACCGATGTTACCAACTGTACTACGGGCAGGAACGACATTATTGCTGAATCTAGCGAATGGAATAATTGATAATTTACCGTCGATTATTGTATCAGCATATAAAGCGATAATGAGTTTTCAGCAAGAAATTATGAAAAACTTGCCGAAAATTTTGCAAGCTGGAGTTGAAATTATCGCAAAATTGAACTTAGGAATGGTTAAGATGATTCCTAAAGCAATTGCTGGCGCAGTAAATATCATAAAAGGGATAGCGGAAACATTTTTGAGTACGGACTGGCTAGAGTTAGGGAAAAACATCATAAGAGGAATTGCGGAGGGATTAAAAAACGCAGGAAGTATGCTGTGGGGTGCAGTGAAAGGAATATTAGGAAATTTTAAAGATAATGTGCTTGAGTTTTTTGGGATACATTCACCATCAAGATGGGGAGAATATGTAGGAAAAATGATTTCACTTGGATTTCCGCGAGGCGTAGAAAATAACTTAAATCCATTCAGGAATGCTATGGATAAATTAGGGGCGGCAGCTTCCGAACCATTGGAAAGCACAATTGTGCAACGATCAAATTTGACAGTTGAAAAAGAAAATAGCAATACAGGAATTGCAGATAAACTTGATAGACTGATTGAAATATTGCTGTTAATACTCGATGAATCAGATGATAAAGAAATTAAATTATATTTAAAAGATAGAGAAGTAGCGCGTGCATTTAAAGAAATGGGGGTTGTATTTAATTGATTGAAATTAAGTATATGTCTTCGAACGGGAAAAGTTATGATTTAATCGGAGACAAAATGAGAACAACATCTGGAAATTTCCACAAATATGCATGGACAAAGAATGTAAAAAAAGTAAATGGCAAAGAACGCTTGACGAAGTTTACGAAAGAATCGACAAACTATCAATTGACGTTGACTCTAAGAGGAGGCTTAGACGAAAGAAAAGAAATGCTGAATGACCTGATAAACAGCTTTGAACAGGACGTAATAAGCAGAACGCCTGGAACGATCTGCTTCGGAGAATACTATACAAGGTGTTTTATCATAAGTTCAGAATCGAAAATATCGGAAATTCGGAATTGCTGGAGCGACTGCATGGTGGAAGTTTATTGTGCAGATTCCTTTTGGATAAAAGAAAAAAAAATATCATATCCAATCTTTACAGGCGCGGGAAATGATAATTTTTTAGAATTTCCATATGATTTTCCTTTTGACTACACGAGCCAGCAGAAAGGTATTTCTGTACTTGATAATGATCACTATGCAGATGCTAATTTTAATATGATCATATACGGACCTGTCGTCGACCCGATTGTGAACATTGGAGGATATCCTTATGAAGTAAATACGACGGTTGAAGCAAATGAGTATCTTGTAATAGACAGTACAAAAAACGCTGTAACAAGAATACTGACAGATGGAACAATCGTGAATGAGTATAATAACCGCAGCTTCGAAAACAGTGTATTCCGACCGATTCCGCCCGGCAATCACAATGTGTTGTGGAGTGGTGATTTTGGTTGGGACATTGTGCTTTACCAAGAAAGGAGTGAGCCGAAATGGTAGAACTGGCGAATAGGAACAGGGAAGAAATCCGCTTGGCAGACGAACTGGAAGGAGATTTTGCAGTCGGAAATGAAAATGATTTTGAGATGGTTTCTTCGGTGGCAGACTGGACAGGGGACATTGATTTTGGAAGTTATCTGTACATACCGAATACGGAGTTTGGCGGAATCGTAACGGAAATCGAAAGTAGCACTGGGCAGAATCAAATTTTTGTACGCGGAGCAACGTGGAGAGGAATACTGGCAAAGAAAATAATCAAACCGAGGAGTGGTGAGGATTACAGGACTGTATCAGGAAGAATTGAAGACATAGTGAGGGAGCTGGTCGCAGAATGTGGACTGGATTCCCTCTTTTCTGTTCCGACAACCGAGGATTCGACAGAAATTCGTTTCCAATTCGACCGATACTGTACACTCCTTGCAGGGCTTGAAAAGATGTTAAGCAGTGTAGGGTACAGACTTGATATTCGATACATTAAGACGAGATGGGATGCTTATGCAAGGCTACAACCAATGCCAGTAACGGACTTTTCGGACAAGGAAGAATTTTCGCAAGATGGGAAGCTAACCTTTACTGCACAGAATAATCAAGGCGGAATCAACCACCTGATTTGTCTTGGAAAAGGAGAGCTAAAAGACAGACTTGTGAAACATCTGTACGTACAGAAAGACGGAAGTATTGGAGATAAGCAGTATTATACAGGACTGGATGAACGCACAGAGACTTATGATTACAGCAGCGCAGAAGAGCCAGAACTGACTGAAAAAGGTACAGAACGACTTAGGGAACTAATGAACAGTAAGAAGTTTGCAGTCGACATTGACGATGACATTGAAACAGAGATGCAGATCGGCGACATTGTCGGCGGTCGTGATTACATTACCGGAATTGTTGTAAAGAAACCGATTACGAAAAAAATCTTAAATATCAAAGATGGAACTTGTAAAACAGAATACAAAATAGAAGGAGGAGATTGAGATGGCGATTGATATAGTTGATGCATTTCAAGGAAAGCCGCATGTAACCGCGGATGACGTGGGAGGGTTCAAGGCGGGAATCGTAGGAGAAGAGGACTATATACTGCCAGCGGGCGAGCAAATGAAAGCTACAGTCATAAGCAATAACAAGATACGAATTGCGGATGGCGAGGCGGTAATGCAGGGGCGACACTGGAGGATAAAACCAAACACCTACGAGGATGTGACGATTGAGAATGGCGCGCAGAACATGAACAGAAAAGATGCAATCATTGCAAGATATACAAAAAATGCAGATACCGGAATTGAAAAAGTGGAATTAGCAGTCTTGAAAGGTACACCAACATCAGGAACCGCTATTGCGCCGGCGCAAGAAAAAGGAAATATCCTAGAAGGAACGATGAAACATGAAATGCTACTGTATATCGTAAGCCTGAAAGGGCTGAATATCGAGAGCGTAACGAAAGAATTTAACATGATCATGAGCATGTCTAAGATAACAGAATGCCTAAAAGACTACATAGTAGAACAAGGGAAACGATTAATTGCCGGAACAAACAGGTACAACTACTATGAAAAATACGCAAGCGGAAAGTTAGTACAATGGGGAATTGCAAGTTACTCGTATACGGACGGTTTCGGCAAAATAACTTATCCAATACCTTTTGCAGGTAGCGCAAATGATTACATGCTGTTTGTGCAAGGACAATATATGTCCGGAAAAGTTGTAGAGATAATGGTAGCATCTAAACATTCAAACAGCCAAGGGTATGCGTACTCACGATATACAGATAACAGCAAACCAGATACACATAATTTTGACTGGTACGCAGTCGGAAGATGGAAGTAGGTGATAATATGGAACTAATTTTTGCAGATGCAACAAAAATACAAGTCCAGTCCGTACAGGAGACTGGCGGACGTTTAGAAATTAAAGTAATAAATATTGCGCCGGCGCAACTGAGAGAACTATTTACAGACCCGGTAAAGACAAAAATCATGCGAATCACAGAGCGCGAACAAAGCATTGCCGAATACGAGGGTTATACGGAGTTTTACCGCACGAAAGAGTACACAGGTGGAATTTATGGTGTAGTTATTAATCAAGTTGGAAAGAGTTCGGAAGAACGGATAAAACAGCTTGAAACGGAAAACGCAGCGTTAAAAGAAGCGTTAGTAAATGCAAATACGCAGATTACAGACCTGCAAGGCGCCATCTGTGAACTATACGAAATGGGGGTGCAAGCATGATCTACATTGCAAAAGTATACGCGGATTTGATTCGGAAAGAAGAAAAGAATATCGAAGATGTACCTGAGAAAATCCGAGAACAGGTAAGAGAAATCCTCACAGATCAGGAGGGATAAGGATGTTAATTGTAGATATTAAAGATGAAAACTATAAAAGAGTGACCGGCCTATGGCAGTGGGACTACGGGCAAGTATTGCGTATACAAGGTTTAAATCTTCCAAAAGCCGTAGAAATACATTTCTCTCTGCAAGAATCCGGCGGAGAAGCTAAAAAGAGGGTTGGATTTACAAAAGACGGCGTTACAGATGTGGTGATCCCGGAATCTATGTTGGAAAATGAGGAATCCTTAGGAAATTATAATATTTATGCTTTTATCTATTTGGCGGACGACACAAACGGACAGACGGAATACAAAATCTGTATGCCAGTTAAGGCGCGACCAAAGCCGGAGGCGTTTGATAAGCCGGAAGACGAAGAAATATTTCGGGAAGCAATTACAGCAGTAAGAGAATCCGCCGAACGTGCGGAGAAATCCGAACAGCAAGCAGCTGAACACGCAGAACAAACGAAAGCCGATGCAATTAAAACCAGCGAGGATAGAACAGCAATTGCAGAAATGGTCGAATCTGTATCCGGCATCGGAGAACAGGTACAGGC